TTCCGTTCTTGTTGGTGCATGAGGTACTGAACGTGGTGTTCTAGTTCGATGCTCTCTTTTGAAAACCCGTCGAGTTCCTGTTGAAGCCTGTTGTACACAGCCTCTGTCAGCTCAACGTCACGTACGCAGTAGTCGATCATCTCTGGTGTGAGCTGTGACCAGTCCTCGTGATCGCCCTTAGGGAAGCCTAAGATGTTGCCCCAGTTCCGTAGGGAGTGACCACCAGACCTGCTGGGGTTAGCCAAGCGTGACAGTATCAGGGTATCAGTGACCAGAGTTCTGGTAAAAGCAAAACCCCAAAGACGCTCAACCACAGGCACATCAAAACCAATTCCATTATGCAGTACAAACATAACCGGGGCTTTACGCGATACATACGCTTTGAAGTCTTCTTCATTACAGATTACCTCGCTCTCTCCGTTGTGGCGGCAGACTGCACACCAGATAGTTGTGGCGTCTAGACCGTCAGTTTCAATGTCACAGAAGACCAAGTTCATTTGTTAGCTCTGAGATAGGTAAATTGTAACAGTCGGCTCTAACAATATATCCGTTGTCTCCGTCCTGTTCCCCTTTCTTTAAGAAGCGAGAACGATTAAAGTAGTCTTCCCGCCCACAGTCCCCAAGTATATATAACGTACCATCTTTAGCACATCGTGTAAAAACGTAGTAATCACATTTCTGGTGAGTAGAAGTTGCGGCTATGCTGCAATCGTAGTATTTTTTAGGGATAACTGTTGTACGTTTTGTTTTAACGTCGATAGTCCTTCCGTTATCTAAAGCAATATCGTAATCTTTAGTAGGTGACCGCTCTATTCCTAAGATGTCTGCTATTATAATTTCACCCAGAAAACCTGCGGCATTACCTTTTCCTTGTGTTATGCTGTTGCGTATGCTGCCCATCTGTTTAGCTAGTTCATGGGCAAGCCGCTTTTGTTCGTCTGTAGGAACAACTATTCTCAAAACTCTGCCTCCCTCGGGTTAGGGTTAGCACACTCTTGGATGCGTCCAGTAAACCTGTCGTACCGTAGCCAACACGCTGGTCCTGTCTCTCCGGCGTACCGATTCTTCAGCACCCTGACAGACGTAGTGTTACGTTCCGCTGGGTCTTCGGCTTGTTGGTTACGTTCCATGCCTATCACCATATCAGATAACTGAGCGATAGACTGAGACCCACGTAAGTCCTGCAGACTGATACGTCCACCGTCCTCGTGGGCTGTCCCTGTGCCGCGCCGTAAGTGGGACACGAGGAACAGGGTGATGCCTGTCTCTGCCACCAGTGTACGAAGCTTGGTCATTATCTCGTCTATAGCTTTCCGTTCGTCCCCGTTCTCTTGAGAAGAAACCACGATTGACAGGTGGTCGAGTACGATATATCTACAGTCGCAGGCCTTTGCCATGTGCCGTACTCTTGAAAGAAGCTCATCGGCTGATGTTGATCCCCAGTGATCGAACAGGTAATAACGTCCAGACCCCATCGTTGCTTCCCAATGAGGTCTAAGCTCAACAACAGGCGTGTCTTCCTCCAAGTGGAGCCGCCTCGATGCTGCCACCGACATAATTCCCAGAGCTGTAGTCGCGACGTCCTCCTCCAGTGCAAGTACACCGATGTTGGCGTCTGTGCGTTGAAGCAGATCGTACTCAAGCTCTCGGATAAACTGGGACTTTCCCATACCACTACCGCTTGTGATAGTGACAAGCTCGTAGGGTCTATGTCCTCGTGTGACATCGTTCAACCCCTCCCAAGGGTACGGTACACTCTGTATCTGTCGTTTGTTTACGAGGGCGTCCCACGTATCTGAACCAGCGACGATACCGTCGGGTCTGTAAACCTTCGAGTCCCACCACGCTTGTGTAAACTCCTGCACCCTGTTAGCTATCAGCATTTCGCTGGCGTCCTTCAGGGGTAGCTTGCATATCTTGAGTTTGTTGGGGCTAAACAGGTCTTTTATCTGATCTGTTGCTAACTCTCCTGCCTTGTCTTGGTCAAAGCAGATGACCACATTCTCGTAGCCTTCGAGCCACTCTAGTTGTGCCTTGATCTCTTTGGCGGCACTAGATGCACCAGCCCTGAGGGACACGACGTCCCACTTCTGTCCGAACATCTCGTACACAGACATGGCGTCTACCTCGCCTTCTGTGATGGTGATGTACTTACCTCTACCCCTGCACTGTCGCTGACCGAACAGCCCTACGTTGGTCATGTTACCTGTACAGAGAAAGTCCTTGGTATTGACGATGCGACACTTAGTAGCAATTATCTCGCCAGTGTTGACGTCGTGGTACGGGTAGAAATGTTTGGCAATTTTACCATCCGGTGCGTAGTCCACCGATACTTGGTATTTTTTTACAGTATTTAGTGACAGCTTGCGGTCGTGGATAGAAGCAACCACACCACCTAGCTGTAAGTTACTGGGCGTAGTCACCTGAAGTTCTTCTCCTGTCTCGCCGTTAACGTGGTAGTCACAGCCCGGAGTAAAACAATGACGGCCACCGTTAGAGTAGACCGCCACGTTATCTCTACTACCGCACTTAGGACATGGTTCCTTGTGTTGGTAGCCACTAGACACTATTAAAATTCCACACCTTCTGCGACTTCTTGAGGTGCTTCTTCGAGTACACGAATTGCGTTCATGTACGTAGATACTCCGTGTTCTCCGACTTGATTACCTAAGTTGTACAGCAAGCGGACACGGGAGTTGCGAGGGATTTCACCAGAGTAGGGGTTGTCTTCTGCGTCGATGACACGTAAATCAAACTTACTGGTAAACTTGCGTTGCTTGAATACCTTGTCCTCTGGTTGGTACTCTCTAATCTTTACACCGTTAGATGACAGCTCATCAGCTACGTCGTCGTCTAACGTGATAGTCAGAGAATATTTACCAGTGCTTTGGTCCTTGTACACTTCGTGTTCGGTTACGTTACTGAATGCAACTAAGCCTTCTATAGTATTCATAAGTTCTAGTCCTTGGTTGTTTAACAAAAAGGTTAACCATCTTGTTTGCTAACCTTCGTTAATATTGTACCAGCGATCTGCTGTACTTCTTCTAGATTTACACCGTGTTGTGTAATATTACCTGAATTACTCTGGTCACTTTCGATCACCTCATCAAGGCCCATCTGAGCCGCCACGGCAATAAAGTTACACCCAAAGCACAACTGCATGTCGTTGTCTATTTCTTCCTCCAGTAAGCAGTCACAGGCTTTACAGTGCATCGCTGTAGTCCCTCCCGAAGAAACCCTCCCACTCGCTCTCTAGCTTACTGTAAGACCACGTGCGGTAGTAAGCGTAGTGCTCCTCTAGTTTGCTCCCGTCGCCGTCGTATACGCTGGCGGACCAGTGGGACCACTCAGCCATGTCTGACAGCATTATCTCGTACTGTGGATCTACCTCGCCTCGTGTCGTTGTCATTTGGTATTCCTCCCTACACCTTTACCTTCGTCACGCCACGTACCGTCACACATATCACGAAACTGGTCGAGTTTTCCTTGGTTGCGTAGCTTCCGCAGCGCCTTGAACTCTATGGCACGGACGGACTCAGGCGATATGCCCAAGGCCTCCGCGATCTGTGTGTACGTCATCGGTTTGACGTTTCCTTTCTCTGTCTCTTTCACAGCTCCTCTCCTGCGTGTTTGTAGTACTGCTCTACCTCGTGGTCGTGCTGGCACTCCTTACAGTAGCCGGTGTCCTCGTGTACCCTGTCCACCAACTGGTAGCACCCCTCGCACATAATGGTGTTCTTCAGGTGCGGAAGTTTGGCGTATGGCCCTGTGCGTTCGTACCAATGGCTGTAGTCGTTCAGGGGGTCGTCTGTAATACTGCACGGCATCTTGCTCATGATGAAAGATTCTCCTTTGCGTGTTCAATGTCTACGTTTACGAAACAAGCGAGGCTATTTGTACCCCAGCTGTCTGCGTTTGTCAACTTGTAAAAGGACCACGAAGGCTCTGTCGGGTGTTCTAAAACCCACTTCGCACCCTCTGCGATCTGGTCGCCTTCGAAGTACTCGCCCGTCAACATGCACGGATAAGATTCCATAACTAAATACCCTCCTCGCTGAATATGAGCCAAGCGACTAACACAAGGCAACCGAAACTCCAAAGCCAAATGATGTCTGATTCCATCGTTTATTCCTCCGATTCTGCCGGTACTCGGTAGCCGTTGAATACTTGAAGCGTTTTTGCCGCCATGAATTGCCAGTAATTATTTAAAAGCCTTTCCTCTTGTCGCTCGGTAGCGTCGGGCGAAATACTGCCCCACTCCCGCGCCATTTCCAGAATTGCGTGGTTCCGATATTCGATATTGATCGCCAATCCTTGCAACCAATCCGTGGCGGCGCTTTGCGGCCCTACTTGATCCACTCGCCACTGGTACTCGTCCGCGAAAATCTGCGCGCCTGCCTGCCCTGCTTCTTTGTTCGTCATGGTGTAGGCGTTGTCGTATTCATATGCGTCTAGTTTGTCGCGTAGCGCGTCGATAATATGTAGCTTTGATAGTCGGTCGATTTGTTTGTTGCCCATCGTTTGTTCCCTCGTTTGGTTTTTGATGTTAAGCAAATTCTGCCATTGCTTGGTTTATCATCACTCGCATCTCTTCCTGATAGTCCTGATGACGTGAGAAGAAATCTTCGCAGATGCGTCCAGAGTCAATTAACTTGCTGATCTGATCTTCGGTGGCGTAGTACAGTGCATTCCAGTCACCATTGGTTAGATCAATAGCAATGCTGTCCAGTGTTGCTTTCTTTCCTTCACTGATTCGCTTGTCTGTGATTCCCATTGTTTCTGCTCCTGTAGGGTGGCTATGTGTCCCCCGTCGCCATGTGTGCATTCTCAGGCTGGTGTACCTGTTCCGTCAATAGGTTTTTGCATATATTTTTATGGTAATTTGTCACAAGAATGTGATGCGTTATAACCCCATGCAAAACCCGTGCCAACAAACGGTAAGCACAAAGTGTGCCAACATCGGGCTGACTGGTGGATGTCGGGTGTAGTCCAGAGGGATACTTAAGGGTGCTTCTCTAGCCCTCACACCTGTGTTACCTGTGTTACCTTGGCTGTGTTACCTGTGTTACCTTTGGTAACCCTGTGTGTGGCCTGTGGATAACTTCGGGCCTGTGGAAAACCTGTGGATAACTTGGGCCGGGGGCCGGGGTTGACACATGTCGACGCGCGTGGTGCTACTCAAGTTTGCAAGAGGGTAATTTTAGAAAAAGGGGTAATAATACCTAAATTAACTCGTGTGCTAACCCTTTGTTTTAACTCGTGTTTCCTTGGGCGGCCTAAAGGAGACTAAATGGGATGAAAACAGGGGAGGTAATTAGTATTCTTATGAAATATTACCACAAATAAAGCTTGACTTTTAGATAAAAGTGTGGTATAATATATTCAGATATTAAGTATTACTAATAAAGGGTTCGTATAGATCCCCTCATCTGTATACTTAAGTTAGGGGACTCATGCGAAACCGTGTAAAACATACAGGTAC